CATGAGGAGCATTCGATCGGTATCAGGGTAATACTCTCTGGCAGTGGACGTGAGGTAATGGTTGAGATCGTTTTCGAGGTCATTTGCCAACTCGTCTGTTGCGTCGGTGGCGTTATTGTTGTCCTCGCGGATTTTTACCGGCCCGTCTGTAGGCAGTAGTTCGGATCGCGCATTCGCCTGAAAACGCAATACGGCTTCGAGCAGTAATGGATGCCTGACCCGTGACATGCCCTCGACAGGTGCACCGTCAGCGGCACCGGCAAGGCCTGGGATCTCGACTTTGAGGCCAAGAAGCTTGATGCCTTGGGCGCGGTCTTCGATCCATTCCTGTCTGGATTTAAGGTCACCCTCGACGCCCTTCATTAATTCTTCTGCAATGCGGCTTAGTTCATCAGTCGAGATATCCTCAACAAGATTGTCAAACCAGCCTTCTCTACTGCCGATTTTCTCTGCCTTTTCAAGCGGTGACCCGTCCAGTGAGAACTCGATTGAGCCATCGGGAAGCTGAATGGACATGATGTTGCCGTGCTCGTCCACCTCAGTGGTCGGGGCGTCTTCCTCGATTTCAATCTCAAAGTCATCCATGATTAGGCCTGTGCTGCGACGGCTACTGGAGTACCGCCATTTGGGTCGTTTGGCAAGTTGCTAGGTGGTATCGTTGCTGGCCTACACCCAGAAAGCAGGTGCTTGTCCGCATATTCCCGTGCATTATCCTCAGAGCTGAATTTCTCAGCGTCCTCAATCTTGCGCGTCCACCGGTGGTTATACATCCACTGGCCCTTAATCTCGTGGTTTCTGGCGATCCACACGTCTTTGTGTACCTTCAGCCCATAAACGCCCATTTTATGCCCCATAAAGCGGTTCAGGTGCCCGACCCACATGTTGGCGGCTATCCTCGTAGTCTTGTGCAACCTCATCCGTCCTAAGAATGAACCCAGACCGGCGCAGGTAACGCATGGCCATCGAGACCGTATCGACGAGATCGTCGTGCTTGGCCTTCGGGAAGCGCATGCATTGGCTGATCACCTCGTCTGCCCACGCTTTGTCTGGGCAGTAGACCAGACCCTCCTCGAACAAGTGCTGCACCGAATAAAGGCGCGACATCTTGTCAACCGAGCCTGGGTCTTCAAGCTGAACACCAAAGTTCTTGCCAGAATACATCCTTCTGAGTTCCCGCGCAACTGGCATACCGACCGACTTGTTTTCGATCAACAGCCTCGACACTTTCCACCGGAAACAGCTTTCACTGACTTTGGCGATCAGCTCAGGCATTTCTAGATGCTCCTGCCATGCATGCATCAGCATGATGCGGGGCGGGACTTCGCGCTCGTCATAGGTGCGGGTGATCTGCTGCAGGTGGCCATCTTTGCCCAGCATGCGGGTGGCATGGGTCTTCGGGTCATCCGTCCAAACGCCCCAGACGGTGAGCGCCGATGGATCGTTCTCTGTCTTCTCAGTGTATGCCGTGTCCAACGAGGCGATGATGTAGTCGAAGGGCGGGAACTTGGGATCGTCCCACAACTGCCAGTGCTTGCGCTTAATGATACCGCCATCCTCTGGGGTTGGTAGTTGCTGGAACTGTCCCGATGCCGCGTAGGTGCCCATGATCTTCTTGTCGCGGTCAACGACGAACTTGGGAAAGCGGTTGGGGAACATCAGTTCGCCCTTCTCAGACCGTGGATCTTCCCAGCCTAGCATGGTCGGTGCCGCACGGTCGGGGTCGTACTCCATCGGTATCATGATGTGATCGTAACCCATCTGCTTCTCGATGATGATGCCAGACACGTCTTCCTCGTGCAGGCGCTGCATGATCACCACGATGGCTGACTTGTCGGGGTTGTTCAGACGGGTCGGGATGGCGCGTTCAAAGGTCTCTGTGACCGTGGTGCGTTCGGCCTCTGAGTTAGCACTATTGACGCTGTGCGGGTCATCGATGATGACGCGGTCGCCACGGGAACCAGTGATCGAGGTCATGGCGATGGCTTGGCGAAACCCGCTTGACGTGGTTTCGAACTTGGTCTTGGCGTTCTGGTCGCCCGTCAGGACTACGCGGTCACCCCACCGTTCCTGATACCATTCTGACTGGATCAGGCGGCGCATCTTGGTCGAATCGCGGATGGCTAGATCCACGTTGTGCGATGCGCAGACATAACGCAGGTAGGCCATGTCACGCGGTCCCCATTCCCACGAGGGCCACAGGACGTTGCAGAGCAGGGACTTCATCGCACCAGGTGGGACGTTGATCAGCAGGCGGTTGTAATACCTCTCGTCATCAATCATCATCTCATCGGTGATGGCGGTCAGGTGATCGGCAATGGCGTCGATGTGCCAGTTGTGCTTGTACTCTTGGCCAGGCTCAATGACGTGCCAAGCCTGCTTGATGTACTCGACGAAGGATAGTTCACACATACGCTTCTCGACGGCGTACTTCGATGCGTCTAGGTTAATCTTATCACCGTCGAGGTGCATGAAGTTCATCTAAGGTGCTCGACGTGCTTGATGATGTGCTTAAGCATCTCGTGATCCTGCTTGGATCGCCTATCGTTCTCACGAGCCTCTAGCTTCTGCCCGACCATAATTAGCGGCAACGCGACAAGCTGGATAACGCCACCCGATACGTAGAACACCAGTTGTTCCCATCTGCTATCGACCGACGGCAGCAATGACCATGCCACAAAGACATAGACGCAGATCATAGACGACATAGCAGACACGGTATGCCGTGCCAGCCAATCGTTGAAGGTATGGAATGCTTTGATCATCTTAAAACATCCTCTGCCTTGTGCATGAACTCGACGATGAGGCTGCGCATGTCTTCAAGCTCAGACTGCGATGACTGCGCCCATTGTGTTGCCTCACCCTCGACGAGTTCCCACGCGGTATTGGTTACGGCTGACCAGCACTTCTTCTGGACATTCGGTAGATCGTCCCACGCTTCGAGGAAGTTATCGCGTTCTTTGCGATAGGCCTCGTACAGAGCCTTGGTCAAATCATCATGCGTAATCATCAGTGCCGATCCTCATTGATCGTGACGCCAAGCAGGATTGCAGCCCGTTGCATGATCTTCCAAAGCTCGTCGCGTAGACCATCGTGACGGTCTTCAAGCTGGGTTATGTTTTTCTCAACCTCGTCATGGGCCATCGTGAAGGCGGTTCCAGCCACCTTACGCCAAGACTGGCGCTGGTCCATCGTTAGATCCTCCCACTGCTTTACTGTGCCATTAAGGCCTTCGCCATACACCGCGTATAACATTACCGCCATTTCTTCGTTGTTCATTTCTTTTTCCTCAGTTTGATTTTGAATAGCTTAGTACCACCAACAGTGCCCTTTGGCGTCTCAGGAACTCCAAGAGCGCCCTTTGTCCTTTCGAACGCACCTTCACGCCAAACACGCTCTGCCTCAGCTTTGTGGGCCTTCTCACGTTTTTTCCACTCTTCGTCCTGCATGTCAGGATTGATGTCAATCATGGCCTCCAACAGGCCAAGAACGGTGCTTGCGTCCTGCGCGATGCGGTTACGCGGATCTAAGCGGCGCAACTCAACCATCAAGGTCTCGATCTGGATCTGGCACACCGACAGGCTTTTCATGGCATCGGTGTAGTGCTTGCGCGGCACCATCGTGTTGGCTTCTGCCTTTAAAGCGTCAATAGCTTCCTGCCAAATATCGGCGTTCTCGTTCATCACCCGAGCCTCTTCGCAGGCAATGCGATACCACGCCGTCCGATCTTGTTTGCTAAGACCGTCAAATTCGGGCTTCCAGCTAATTTCAATATACTTCCAGTAAATATCAAATAACTGCTTTGCACGTTTCATCATCACATCCACCTCATAATTTTAATTGGCCCCACAATCCAAAATTTATACGGATTGGCTGGGTACACATAACCGCCACCATTCAATCGCCATCCGGACGCAAACCATGCGCCGCCGAACCCGATCCACTTAATCCTCATATTCTTCATCTTCCGGCCCCTCAATTGCCGCCATAAGCGCCTCACGCACCGCGATAAGCTGGTCGAGGTCTAGCGCCTCCGCCTCGATCACGCGGCCTTCTACGACCTTGACGTTGGCATTAACGTCTATTTTATCGCCATATCGGAACCTTTGCAACCTAATCGCGTTCCACCTGCGATGATTCGCCAGTTCCTTTCGAGCATCCCACGGCACTTCGGCCCAATCGCCGCGCCCGATCAGAATATCCTCGATTTC